ACTATAAACTAATTATAACACAATTTGAAGGAGAAGAAATGGATCCTATTAAAAGGTTATTAAAATTGATGGAATGGCAAGATGCCAATCGCCCGCTAAAGGTAGAGGAAAAATCCAAATTGATGAAACTGCCAGATAACGAATTTGAAGATAAACTTCATCAGATGGCTCTGGATTTTAAGAATGATGGGGTGATTAGAGTATGAGCTTAAAACAATTAAAATTTACTGTTTTATCACTTACCACACTTTTCTTGTTATTTGCAGGCGCAACAATGAAAATCATGTACGATCAAGAACAACATATCAAGGATCTAGAAAATGCGGTCCAAATGAACTTTGAAAGTACAGGTCATTGGGCCGAAAGTATCGAAAAAATCAAAGAGACAAATAAGGCTCAAGATGTGATGATCAACAAATTCAACCGGGAACTTTTCCCGCAAAAAGAAACAAAAGAGGTAGAAGAAAATGACAACAATTGAAATTATTTTAGCAGTAGCTTTTGCAATATACATTTTATTTTCAGGATTCGCAATCTATGTGATGCGTGAAGTAATCGTTCGCCAAAAAACCAAAATGAAATATTATAAATCCGCTAAGTATCAGCGGGAACTACTTAATAAACGTGCGGCGGAGATCCACAAAAAGAATAACGTGAAAGGAATGATGACAGTATGAGCGACAACGTACACAATCCAAAACACTACCAGGGGCGGAATGGTCTTGAGGCCATTGATGTCCATCGTAACTTAATGAATGATGAGCAATTAACAGGGTATCATTTAGGTAATCTACTTAAGTATCTGCTTCGTTATCGCAAAAAAAATGGCATCGAGGACTTAGAAAAAGCCAAGGTGCACATGGACTGGCTGATTGAAAAAGAAAAAGTTATGTTGCTACAGCAAGAGGTGTTGAAAGAAGTAGACTCAAAGCTAGAGGCATTGAAAAAGACAGATGTATTGGTTGGAGGTACAAATGATCAATAATGTTGTACTTATCGGGCGTTTAACTCGTGATGTAGAACTGCATCGAACATCTCAAGATCAAGCAGTAGGACAATTCACACTTGCAGTAAATAGAAACTTTAAGAATCAAGATGGTGGATATGATGCAGATTTTATCAATTGTGTGATTTGGCGGAAATTAGCGGAGAACTTTGCAAGTTGGATTAAGAAAGGAAACCTGGTAGCCATCACTGGCCACATTCAAACCCGTAATTATGAGAATCAGCAAGGTCAACGTGTCTATGTCACTGAAGTTGTTATTGATAGTTTCAGAAGTTTAGAAAAGCGTGACAATTCAGCCAACCGGAACTCTATGGATGAGCAAATGCCTCCTTCATTTGAAAGTAATCAAATGAATATCCCTGATGATGGTTTGCCATTCTAGAATGGAGGAATGAAATGTCAGATAATAAGAAATACTACTATCTGAGGGTTAAAGAAAATTTTTACGATAGTGATGAAATGATTATCCTAGAAAGCATGCCAGATGGTTTTCTATACTCTAACATTTTGATCAAACTCTATCTGAGATCTTTGAAAAACAATGGTAAGTTGATGTTTAATGATCGAATCCCATTCAATTCTGAAATGCTTTCAAAAATAACAAGGCATCCTGTGGCAGTAGTAGAAAAAGCTGTCAGCATTTTCAAGGAAATGAACCTAATTGATGTTTTGGATAATGGCGCCATTTTTATGCTAGACATTGAATCATTTATTGGAAAATCGAACACGGAAGCTGATAGAAAGCGTGACTATCGCAGAAGAATTGAGAAGGAAAAACAAAAATTATTGTTGGGACATTTGTCCGGACAAATGTCGGACGAACATCCACCAGAGTTAGAGATAGAGAAAGAGAAAGAAATAGAGATAGATATAGAGAAAGATTTAGAGAAAAATACACTCAAAATCATCGTAGATGAATATCAGTCTCGTATTTCACCAATTGATGGAATCCAATTTGAAACTTTAAAAGAATTCATCACTCTGGATGGTATGGAACCAGATGTAGTTTTAAAAGCTATCAGTTTAGCCGCTGACAATGGTAAAAGAAATTTCAGCTATATTAGAGCTATTTTGCAAAATTGGAAAAATGATGGATTATTATCCATTGCAGCAGTAAACGAACGAGAACGGAAGTTTCAGGAAAGTAAAACCAAAGGACAACCAACAAAGCAACAATCAAATGTTCCAGATTGGTCAAAACCAAATTATACTAATCAAACAAGTGATCAAGAGAAAAAAGCTTTGGAAGAGGCAAAAAATAGAATGCTACAGAAATTAGAAAAGGATGGAAAATAATGTTTATCTTAAAACATGGATCAAAACAAGCAAAACCATTTATAAAATCTGTAGTGGTTGGTGCAACCGGTCTAGATGTTTCATTTTCAGAGGAAACTAAAGCCATGAAATTCGTATCTCGTGGGGTTGCCATACAGGTAGGAAATGCTTTAAGAAAGTCATTTGGTACATTCTATCCAGTAGAAATTGATAATTAAAAAGGAGTTGCAATGTATCATGTCAGGCTATACCAAAAATCAGATAGAACATTTCAAAGAACAACTAAAGCTCTTAATGAAAAGCCATAACTTAACAGCTAGAAAATTATCCGAAGAAATAGGCTACTCAATGACTACAATAAGCAGTCTATTAACCGGCCAAAAAAAAGTACACGAACGCCATATACAACTGATTAGCGAATATTTTAAAATTGGAGAGAACTCTCTCATGGGTGATGCGGATGAGTTGGCTGATTATAAGCTCTATGAAAACGGGCATTATTTATGTACTGGTTCGTTAAAGAAATTAAGCAAAATTACAGGGAAAGATAAATTGCTATTGAAATTCTATGCAGATCTAAATAGGAGAGGCAAAGAAACTGGTAATTTAAAACTTGTAAAAAAATAGAAAGAGGTAAAAATGGAGAATTTAATTTTAAACAAAGTGAAAAAATGGTTTATTGATCGAGATCTAGAAAACGGGGGCCGACTAGATAAACAGTCATTAAAATTAAGTGAGGAATTTGGTGAGTTATGTGCAGGATTCTTGAAAAAGAATGAAGCACTAACAAAAGATAGCATTGGTGATTGTGCTGTGGTAGTTGTAGGTCTAGTATTGCTGATTAAAGAGGATGTACATGGCATCTTTGAAGAGGCTAATAATATTAGACGAAAAGAAGCAATGGACTGTTTCAAATTGCTAAATGCTAACATTTCAGAGTTTCAGCTATCCCAAGATTTAGCAAGTAAAAAAATGTGTCGGCATAACCTTGTGCGCATTGTTGCTTACTTGAAATCAATCAGCAATATATTGGGTTATGAATTTCTAGAATGTTTCACTGGGGCCTATAACGAAATCAAAGATCGGAAAGGTAAATGGATTGATGGATCGTTTGTAAAAGAAGAGGATTTGCCAGATGAATAAACAAGAGTTGATTGAACGGATAGAAGGTTTAAAAAATCTTTCCGGAAATAAATCTGAATATGTCGAAATAGATACGGTAATTAGACTTATTTCTGAATTAGACGAACCGCAGGAAGTAGAGATCCCAATTTTTGTGGCGGATTATATTAAATATGCCATAGAGAATGATTGGGATTTTCAAGATTTATTTAAGCGTATAGAAGACGAAGAAGATGAAGAACTTCTGAGATGGTTTTATCACGAACGTAATCAAGAAACGCTTGCTGCCGCTTGGATCAATGGCTACACAGTTGAGAAAGAGAAGCGGTATTATGTAAGATTTAAAGGGATGGAAAGTAATGATTTTAATTACTTAAACTTTATCAAATTTCAACGTGCTTGGGTGTTATCGTCGTTAAAAATTGACAAGAAATTTCGTACAGAACACACTCGCAAAGAGTTAGAAGATGCTGGTTTTGGATGGGTGTTTGATTGCCCCGGAGTTGAAGTTGAGGAGGTGTAGGAATAATGCCAAATTGGGCCAAAGGATCTCTTAAATTAAGAGGAAAAAGAGAAAATATTGTATCAGCATTGAAAGAAATGCTATTAAGCGACACTGTAACATTAGAAGATAAATATGATGGTACTCTACTTGAATTCAACAACACAGCTCCCTATTTTTACATCAATGGTACAAGACGAGCATTTATTGACCAAAAACAAATAGAAGTTTGGCTTGAAGAAGAATTTTGTATCGTTGAACTGGATAATTTTGAGCAAGCATGGAGTGCTATTCCAGAAAATTATCAAGAAATTTCAAGTAAGTTTGATGTTCATATTAAAATTTTTACATTTGAGTGTGGCATGGAATTCACACAGGAAATTGAAATTTCAAAAGGTGAAATTATCAAAAATGTTTGTTATGAATACGATAATTATGAGTGGGAAGTTCCATTTAGCAATTTAGGAGGTTGAGGGATGAAACAACCTGAACGAGACCTATCTAGATATTTTATTCCTGAACTTATTGAAGACGAAGATATTATCTTCAATAAAGACAGTGAATATCACAAGCAGCAGAAGAAGGAAAAAAAGAACCCTATTTTTAAAAGGAATAAGTCTAAAAAAAGACGGGCGCTTTGAGGAGGTACAGAATGATTCCAAAATTTAGAGGTATATCTATTGCTGACGATAGCAAAGGTAAAATGCAATATGGTTATCTGATTGCAGATGGTGAACAAGCATTTATTATCAATGAAGTGGTAGAAGCTAATGAACAATATATCACTATCGGCTCTTGGTGTCCTGTAGATCAAAAAACAATTGGACAATCCACAGGTCTCAAAGATAAGAATGGCAAGGAAATCTTTGAGGGGGATATCATCCGAACGAGTGCTTATGGTTGTATTGTAGGTTTTGGTGAATATACTTATTTTGAAGATGAGAATACACCAACAACAGAAATTGGTTTTTACTTATCATTTCTAAACGTGACTCCTGCTACTTATGCACCTTTTGATAAATATTACTGGAATAATTGCGAAGTGATAGGAAATATTTATGAGAATGAACTGGATTTAATAATGTACGCAGCCTATAAATATAATAAAGAAACGAGTGAGGTAACAGAGGAGGTCACAGAATGACAGTAGAACAATTCCTTAAATCTTTATCTTACCTTATGTGGACTTCATATTGGTCAGTAATTATTTATAAGTTTTTTAGAAATGATAAAGATTGAGAGGTAGCGGAATGAGACCAAACAGATATCCATATACTAAAGACAAACGGAAGGAAGATGTTGATACAGTATATTTCGGGGATGGCGGTTGCGTTAAAGTGAGAGCAGAGCATATTAGGATTACAAGCGAGGTGAGACAATGACGATTGTATTTTATTTAAAAGATGGTCATAAATTTGAAGCGCATGGATGCAGTTGGGATGATTTGGATAGATTGGCTAGTCAATTTAATAACGGGCATTTAATGCGTGTTAAGAATTTATGCATTAACCCAAACAAGGTGATTTCTTTCGTAGGATACGGAAACGAGGACGAGTAATGGAATTACAAAACTTTATTTATTTACTATTCGCAGCAGTCTGGACATCTGGCTTGATCTGGGCTGGTGTGATTGCGTTTAAAAACAGGGAGAAAAAATGATGAGTTTGGATAATGTACATATACCAATGCGAGCGAACAGAATTCTATCTATTTCCCAAATAAATGGCAAGCTTGAGATAGCCATACTTGGGGAAGAGTTTTTTGTAACCGATTCATACTTTGAAGATCTGCACGATGCAGTGCTGCCATTTGACAATATAAGAGATTTAAAGCGTATTATTGATCATATCATCGATGTGGAGGACAATAAATGAGGGTATATGTTGTTAGGAAATACCATGGACGCTCAAGTTGGATCGATCCTAAACATTCAGCAAAATATATTGAGAAAGAATTTGAAAACAGACATGACGCACTTGCTTACCGTGAGAGTTTAGGTTTACAAGGAATTGTGGAAGTCTACGTCAAAGAGGCAAATGAATGAATTTAAGAAGCAGATATGGATATTTAATCCTAGCATTGAAGCAGTATCCATTTGAGAAAGAAATCAAGGAGCGAATCGAAGAAATTGAAGTACCTTGGAAACCAACAGATCCAAATACAGGAATCAAGAGCAATAAGGTAATGACTCCAAAAGCTCTGGCTGATATCATCAAGAAAGAATCAGATCCAGAACTGCATCGTCTCGAATTGCTCAGAGAAGCAATCAGCACTATCAAAGTTTTGACACCCGAAAAACAATGGGCAGCAATCAAAGAAGTATACATTGATGGAACTCTGACTGTGGAAGGGGCATCGATTAAATACTTACATTGCAGTAAGTCTCTTGCTTACAAGGAAGTGATTGAGCCATTCTTTAGTGGGCTTGAAAAGAAAATCTATGAACTATCTGTGAACACTAAGATTAATATTAATTTGGAAAAAAGTTAAAAATACAGTCGAAATTGTGGAAAAAATTTAAAAATAAGGTGGTAAAATTATATCATCGGGTAAAACCGAAGAGAGGTCTCCTTATAGAAAATTGGTTGAGGATTAGCTTAATTTGGACAAGAGCACTAGATTTTTAATCTAGAGACACAGGTTCGAATCCTGTATTCTCAATAAGTGTAAGTCAGCAATGCTGGCTTTTTTTATTTTAACATGAGAAGGGAGGTGACACTATGAACATTGTGGATCCAATCAGAGATAAGGATGATATTCAAGCCATGAAGGAATATCTAAGAGAATGGAATGAGCGGAACTACTTGCTCTTTTTATTTGGCATTAATTCCGGATTGCGAGTGGGCGACATTCTTAGAATACGAGTAAAAGATGTGCAAGGTTGGTATATTAAAATAAAAGAGCAGAAGACTGGTAAAAGGAAACAGCTCAAGATGACGAAGACTTTGAAAAAAGAAGTCAGAGAGTACATCAAAGATATGCCACTACATCATTATCTGTTTCAAAGTCGTATTGGAAAAAACAAACCACTGGATAGGCGGACAGTCGATTGGATATTGAAGACTGCAGCTATCGAGTGTGGTATTGAAAACATCGGCACCCACTCGATGAGGAAAACATTTGGGTATCACTATTACAAAAAGACCAAAGACGTGGCAATGCTCATGGATCTATTTAATCATTCATCTCCTGCAATTACGTTGAGATACATTGGGATTAGACAGGATCAACGAGATAAAGCCATGTCTAATTTTGATTTATAGTTATCAATTAGACACAACGAGTAAAACGCTAATTAGTTTTATTAGTTACCTGCTATTCATTTATTTTACTGGATTTTTAAAGCTGGTGCGAATCAGACAGAATATAAGATATGTCTAATTCAAGAGAGAAAAACAACATAGTTTTCAGAAATAATATAATGAATTTCAGAAATAGATAATTGAAAGTATGAAATGTTACAGAGGATTTGAGAATTGAAAGTAGATGTTTCGACAAGAGAAAGTCGCAGAGAGTTTTATCTTTCAAAATCATGGAGACAATTAAGACTCGAAGCAATGAGTCGAGATCATTTTGAATGCGTCTGGTGTCGAGATGAGGGGAAGGTGACTACAGATAACCTTGAAGTCGATCACATCAAAGAGCTGGAGTATTATCCAGAGTTTGCTCTAGATATTAACAATCTTCGTACTCTGTGTAAGGAGTGCCATAACAAGCGACATCATCGCTTTCAATTTCGTAAATCATCCAAGTTGCAAAATAAAAATTTTCGTTCTGACGAATGGTGGGGATGAAAATTTAAAATTTTGAAAAATTCAAAGACCCCCCGGTCGAAAAAAATCGAAAAAAATCGGTCTCTGGGAACCGGTGGGAGGGGTCGATTGTCCAAATGCAAAGCACTATTTTTTAAGGGGGAGGGGGCTCATGGAAGAATACTCAGAAAAAAATATAAAAGAATTGGAAAACCAGTTACTTTCCAAAATCGGAAATTTTAGTACACGGAAGAAAGATGCGATTCAGTACGAAAAAGTTCATCGCTATCTCTATCTGGTCCGCCTACTTTATGAGTTGAAAGAACGACTTAAACAGGATGGATTAGTTATCACTGTTCACAACGGGCAGCAAAGATTTCAAAAAGCGAACTCGTTGATCAAGGAAATCAATACAACCAGCAATCAGCTACTAGCGATTGAGCGATCATTTGACTTTGAGGTTGAAAATTCACCAGTCGAGAAGAAACCACCATCAGACGGAAGTGATCTATTGTGATTTCTCACCCTTTGATTGATGAATACCTCGAACTTGCGGAAACTGGAAAAATCAAAGTCAATAAAGAACGCTCTCTCTTATTCAAAATCATCAAAGAAAAAATCTATCCAAGGGATGATTTATATTTTGACAATAATTTGATTGAAAAATATATCCAGTTCACTGAAAAGAATTTCTTTCCACTGGCCAAGTATCAAAAATTCAGCACGCCATTTATTTTTCTTTTTCGGAAA